TGTTCACTATTATTAGTTAAATTATTTAATTCGCTTTCTAAATTTGTAATGTCTTCAATATCAATTGAAGAATTTGATTTTTTGTCATTTTTATTTTTCACATTCATCAATAATTCAATACCACCACCAAAATTAGCTCGTGGTTTGCTTCCTATTATATCATCATCCTTATCAGATGTATCATTAAATTTAAATTCTGGTATACTGAAACTGTCAATATTTAAAATTTCTGGCTCTATTTCAACTATTTCCATTAGCCCTATTATGAATTAAATAGAAGTTTAATTTTTAAATACTCCGCAAACAATATTAATATATTGTTAATTAACAATTAATATAATTAACAATTAATATAATAATAAGCTTGTAAAAAACAATCTGCTAAATCATCTTTCTTTGAATGACCAGTAAAAAATGTAATGTCAGTAGTCATATTATATTTTTGTAATACTTCTTTTGTATAATATATACTTAATTTTTTTCTATGAGCATAACTATTTTTATGTGTTTTACTATTATCTATTATAGCATTATTACTATTATCTTTCAAAAATAATTTCAATTTGTTAATTGCCGAAATAAAGTATATATTATAATTGTTAGAATTTATAAAATATTGTGCTATCATGCCCTGAATAGTTTTCATTCTATTTGCTATAGGACTTATTTGATTTTCTAATATTATTTTATCTAATGCTAATATATCATAGTCTTTAAATATTTTATTTAATTCATTTTTTATATTAATTCCAATATCTACTAAATTTATAGTATTTGCACTAACATTTTCAACTGCTTGTAAACAATGACTATTTAAATAATCTTCTAATAAAACGATTAGAGATGTTTTATTAGCTGGTTTATCAATAACTAGCTTATATTCATTTGCCAATAATATAAGTTTTTTTAGTGATTGTTTATGTAAAGTTTTAATATTACATAATGGAATACTATAAATAGTTTTTTTTGCATGTATTTTACAGTAATAATTAGCATTTTTAAAATATGCTGCTTTTTTTTTACAATTATGCTCGGTGCAGTTAGTATTGTTGTCACATAAATTTATAACATCCCATTTTATTATTTTAAAATGTTTGCTATTATTTGTTTCAATTATAATTAATGCTAAATTCTTTATACCAATATCTATACTTAATAATTTCATATTATATAATACTTGTTTAATTAAGTATTATATAGTTGTTTATATAGTTGTTTATATAGTTGTTTATATAATTGTATTAGTATAATTACTTAACGTAACGCGGCGACACATATTGAATAGTGTGTTCTTGAAATATAGTATAAAAGCATATTAGTTATAAACGACATAAAAAGCGTAAACAATATTGCGTATTGTGAATTTTTTCTAAATAAAGCCACAACAAAACCAACTAGTGCTGATAATGCAAAAAATAACGATACTAACCCAATTACATAAAATATTAAACAATAATCGCGACTAAGAGGAGACATCAAATTATCAAAAAAATTCATTTTATTATATTACTATAATAAAATAAAATAAAATATAATATAATAAATATAATAAATCTGCTAAATCTGCTAAAATATGCTAAATATGCTAAATATGCTAAATACTACTTTTGTTCTCGAACAATGTACTTTGTTACATGTTTTTGAGAATCCAATTGTTGTTGTGTTAAATACAAATTTTTTAAATTGCTAGTTTCATAACCATATGGTTGGTCTTGTGATAAAGTAGATTGAAAAATGTATGGTGTATTACTGCTCATGGTAACATTTGTATTATTATAATATGGACACACACTACATTCATTACACGCAATTAATTGATTATTTCTTATTATAGCATCGCTATTTACTTGTAAATATTTTCTATAATCAGTGTTAGTTTGTATATTATTTCTTTTTTTTAAAACATCATCATTTAATACTGATGAATTATAATCGCTAAATAATCTTGAATCATCCATTAATGGTGGGTAATTAAAATGTATATTATTAGAACCACTATAACAAGTTGCCCAACTCATATTATTAATATTATAGTAATAAATAATATTAATAATTATAATTATTTTGCTAAATTGACTATTTATAAATATTAAATGGCATATTTAAATGGCATATTTAAATGGCATATTTAAATGGCATATTTAAATGGCACATTAAATGGCATATTTAAATGGCATATTTAAATGGCATATTAAAATAAATTTTTATTGATTGTACCGGGTAGACCATGTCCAAATAAAATCATATATATTAAAATTAGCGCTGCTAATAATATACTTCTATTTTCAGCAACAACCGGTCTTTGTTTAAGACCATAAAGCATAATTACATATAATACTATACCAATTATGACTGAATGCAGCAACATCATTCTTCCACTCTCCATATTTGTATATAATTAATAATATATTATATTTTTACTATATTTTTACTATATTTTTACTATATTTTTACTATATTTTTACTAAATCATTTTTGTAATACTTTAACTAAATCATTTTTTTTCATTTTTTGGGCAGAGTCATTATCCATTATGTTTTTTGTCACAACAAGCGTTCTTAAATCATCAATTCTCATTTTGCTGTAATTCCGTTTTTCTACTTTTTGAATTGTTTCTGAATTATTTTCTAAAGTAATCACTTTTGATGTTTTTTCTAAATCTTCATCGAAAGAATTTAGTAAAATTGGTAAATTTTTTATAAATATATCTTCATCAGAATTTAAATAAGATGAATTATTTGCTTCAACTAGTTCTTTAATTTCACTATCAATATTTACTTGTTTACTTTCATTTATTTCTTTTATATCAAATGTGTTATTGCTTTTTTTACTATTATCTTCGTCTTCATCGTCTTCGCCATCTTCGTCATCTTCGTCGTCTTCGCCATCTTCGTCATCTTCGTCATCTTCGTCATCTTCGTCGTCTTCATCATCATCTTCGTCATCTACGTCATCTTCGTCATCATCATCGTCTTTATCTTCGTATTCATCATTATTACATTTTTCATTTTCATCATCAGAAACCTGAATTTTTTTATCTATAGCTATTTTTTTAATTATTTTTTGATTACATTTTTCATAATTACAATCCTCTAATAAAACTAAACTATTCATTTGATTATTATAATTTACTATAAAATTTTGCAATATTTTACCATGTTCTATTATACTTCTTTCTAATAAATTAAGTCTGCGATAACAGTATAACATTATTGAGCCTCCTATTAATAACAATAATCCTAATGTTAATAAAAATCCAGAATCTATAAATTTAAATAAATGTAACATTTATATTATTATTAAATTATATTATTTTAAGTATTGTTTAACGAATTAATATTATTATTTAATTCATGTTATTTATTATATTTTCGGGAAAATCTAAGTCTTTAAGCACTTTCAATGCTCCTTTTATTTTTGATACACCCTTTTTAATTTTATATGTATATACAAAATCATTATTCTTTTTTACAACATTCATACAATAACAGTTATTTTGCTTATTTAACTTTTTACATAATTTTGTATAATGTGTTGTCAAAATATAATCTACATTGCTAAACTTATTTAAGTAAGTTAAATAACTAAATGAAGAACTTAAAGCCTCTTCGGGATTTGTTCCACTATAAAGTTCATCAAATACACAAAAATGGGAATGATCTTTGTTATTTTCAACAATTTCCAATATGTTTTTACATTGTCTTGCTTCTGCTTGATATAAACTATCGCGCCCCCCAGTATCTGGTATATTTATATAACAATGTATGTAATCATATAATTTTACTTTTGCATTATCAAAAAACCCACATCCAATTTGTTGACATAATATTAAATTAAATAAGCTTGATTTCAATATAGTTGTTTTGCCAGACGCATTTGGACCTGTTAATATTAAATTTTTATTTAAAGAATACGAGTTTTTTACTATTATGCTATTATTGCTATTATTGCTATTATTGCTATTATATTGAATAGCATTCAAATTTGCATAATATGCATTTGTAAATGATGTTGGCTCCTCTTTCTGGTTATAAGAGCAATAATTCATTATATTTTTATTTATAAATTCTTGCAACTTTTCAATGTTTTTAATATATCCAGTAAAACCAAATGAAAAATACAAACTTTCTATAAAGCTTTTGTTTTTATTTAAATAATAAAAATTTTTCATTAAACTTCCTAATTCAGTGAGTTTATAAATATTTAAATTGTAAGGTTGTAATATAATTAATTCATTATAATAATTGGTAAAAATTGTTATATTCTTTCTTATTTCATCATTAAATAAACTGTATGTGCTCAAATTGCACGAATAGTTTAAAAAATTTTTATATTTATTTAATGTACTACTTATATAGTCTCTCAAATCTAATAGTGTATTGTTTATATATTTAATATTTGTAAAATATTTGACACAACTTGTAAAATTTAAATACATTTGAAAAATATAGAATCCAAAACTAAACAATAAATAGAGCTTATTACTTAATGATGTTTCGCTAAATGAACTAAATAGTTGACCTATAATATGATTTGAAAAGACTCTCTTTAAATGTTCAAAATATAACTTAAATGTTATATCATAACCTTGTAATTTTATTATAAAAAAAGGTAACAATAAAAATATTATTGGAATTAATAAAGAAAATACTGGACTTGAGAGATTATATATACTCAAACATTGTAATAATATGCTATTGTTATTATATTTATCTAAAAATGGAATATCAATATATTGATAATTACTAACAAAGCCATTATCATAAATAATACTTTTACAATTTGCATATAATTGTTCTTCCTTTGTTAGGTCATTGCTACTACATAACTCATTTGTGTTAGTATTAACAACAAAACTAACTTTTTTAATAGCTTTATAATTTTTTAATAATTCTTGACTTTCTTGCAAAAATTCTTTATCATTTGTATAATAGTTTGACCATCTATTTAAAATATTTGTTTCAAAAATATTTGTTGGGTCAAAAACATGATAATATAAATTATAAACACTTGTATTATTATTTGCATTGCTATTTGCACTACTATTTGCATTTGCATTTGCACTACTATTTGCACTGCTAGTTACAGTCTCATCTTCTTTTGTTACTTTTAATTCTAAATCACTAATAATATTAGTACTTAAAAGTTTCTTTTTTGAATCTTCTAAATATTCAATTGGTAATTTAAAGCAATTATCATAATCATTACTAACATTACTTTGTGGTTCATCATAAAAACTCAAAATTGTTGTAAGTATATTCATAGTCTTTATTAATAGTAATGCAATACTTTATATATATTAATAAAACGAAAATAATTAAAAGAATAAATATAATAGTTATATTAATATAAAATGATTTGCTACTCTTCTTCATTTATTACTAATTATTATGAATCATTGGAAAATAAGACATTAGACACAAAGTTGTTAGATTGTTTAAATTCTATTTTAAATGCTATTAATATTGATATTTCATTAAATACTATTGAAAATGATAATGATTTTAGATTTAAAAAAACAAGAACAAAAACTAAAGTCAATGATAATTATTATCAACAATATAATAGTGTTTATAATAATAATAACGGTCATAATGGTCATAATGGTCATAATGGTCATAATGGTAATAATGGTCATAATGGTCATAATAGTTCTCTCAAAAAAAAACAAGAAACCAAAACAAAAATAGAATTGCTTAAAAGCACAATTAAAAGTATATTAAACAAATTATCACCAACTAATTATGCAAAATTAGAACAAGAGTTAATAACGCTCTATATACAATTAATTGATAATTGTGTAGAAAGTAATAATAATGAAACTATTGATTATGTTGATAATTATATTATAAATTACATATGTTATAATAACGTGGCTTATAGTAGTATTTATATTAATATATTATTTTCAATATTTTCTGCATATTATAATAAAAATTATAAATTAGAAACATTACATATATATAATTTATTGCAAAAATCATATGAAGACTTTGCTTGTTTTGATAACACTATTCAATATAATGCTAATGCAACTAATGATGATTATGCTGTAAATAAGAATAATGATAAATATAAGTGTTTTATAATTTTTATAATAAATTTTTATAAAAAGATTTGCACTATTAATTCAGAGTCTTCTTGTGAAGATAAAAGTAAATTTTATAATGATTTTTTCATAAATCATAATTCTATGTATTCATTATTTTCTACATTTAACAAATTCTTTATTAAAAATTTAGAATTAGAAAATAATAAAGCATATTGCGAAACAATACAAGAATTTTTAGTAATATGCTATAACGAATTACTTAAAGACAGCCAAATTGTTAAAACATTAGATTGTGATTTAAAAATATTTGAAAATATAAAAATGCTAATATCAAATAATAGCAATTATCCAAGTTTTACAAATAAAATAAAATTTAAATTAATGAATATATGCGATAAATATGAAACATTATATAAATAATAGTTTAAATATTCCTTATAAAATAATTATATTATATTATATAATGATATTATCTAACATTAATAATACAGTTAAATATGAAGAAACAACAGCACTAGCATCTAGTGATATCCAACATGATTCATGTGTTTATTCGGCTAAAATATATAATAAAACCATACAGTTTGTTTTGGGTTTGCCACAATTTGAATATAAAAATAAAAATATTGTTTATTTTAATATTTATTTAGCAAATAATGGTTTTGTAGTAGCGAAAATTGGTATCTACGAAACATATAATAGTGATTATGCTTCATTATTAGATGATGATGGCGATATTGATTTATCTAAAATGCCAGAACCACTCCTATTTAGATTTGCAAAAGCCTTAATAAGCAAATTAGATTCATCAACAGTTAATATTAATAAAGACAATGAAATTAGTGAAGATGATACTATTGACACTATTGACACTAGTGATGACGATGACGATGACGATGCTTACGACAATGATAGTGACGACGAAACTAAAGAAAGAGAGAATATTAGAAAAGACTTACAAAAAAAACAACACATTGATATATTGGCTTTAGAAAGTCAAACAAAAGAAGAAAGCGATTACGAAATTAGCAAATATGTTGAAGATCCAACACACAATTGGGTAAACAAGTATCTTAAAAGTGTAAAATATTCTATAAAAGCAAATGAAGGCGGTGGTGATTGTTTTTTTGCAGCATTGCGCGATGGATTAAGAACGGTAAAAATTGAAACCTCTGTAAAAGCTATTCGTGAAAAATTGGCAGGTCAAGTAGATGAAGCACAATTTAATATTTATTCTGAATTCTTTAAATTGTTTTATGGTGGAATGAATAAATCACAAACTTTGCTAAAGGAGTTCAAAAATATACATAAAGTAATTAAAAAACAAATAGGCGGAACGATAGACGGACAAACAAAGAAAAATTTAATTGATGATGCCAAGGTTAATTTTAATAAGTACACTATTGCAAACCAAGAAACTGAAGAATATCAAGAATTATTAGAAGAATTTGAATTTATGAAAGATGTAAATAGCATTCAAGATCTTAAAAAAGTAATTTCAACTGTAGGTGGAAAATATTGGGCAGATAATTGGGCGATTGTTACTTTGGAAAGACTATATAATGTAAAGTTTATTATATTATCACAGACACACTTTTTAGAAGGCGAAAAAGAATTAGTCTTACAATGTAGCGAAGCAGATAAAGTAATACAAGCAAAAGGAATATTTGAACCTTCGTATTATATTATTTTTGATTATTCAATAAGTAAATATAGCAGTCATTACCAATTAATTACTTATGATAAAAATATAGAGCGTGGTGCCTTTACTTTTAATGAATTGCCTTATAGAATTAAAGAGCTAATTTTAGAAAAATGTATGGAAAAATTGGCTGGACTATATGTTTTAATACCCGATTTTATAGAGTTTGCCAACAAAAATGATGTAAAAACAACAACAGCAAACAATGACGCTTTAATTAGTAGTAATCCAAACTCAAAATATTATAATAACTCGATCACTATTCAAATATATAATAAGTCTAGACATGTAAAAGTGGGTCAAGGTAGCGGTGAAAGTATTGCACCGGAATTTAAAACTGCCAAAAATATATTAGAGCTTAATAATAATAAAGAATACTTCGATTGGCGAAAAAAATTAGATACAAATTTTTTAGTACCAAATTTAGTAATTGATGGGAAAAACTGGTCTAGTGTAAAACATTATATGTTGGCATCAAAGTTTAAATCTGTAGTTGAATTATACAACAAATTTACTAAAGACGGAATTGTTGGTTCAAGTGTCGATGATGCTTACAAATTATATGTTTCAAATATTTCAAAAAAATCTATTAGCTCTTTGGTAATAACCAGTGAAGAATTTGCTAAAATAAAGTCAGGTTTGCTTGAAAAAGCTCAATATTCTAAATTTACTCAAAATGACATTTTGGCAAAAATTTTATTATTAACTGGAAATTCATTAATAAATGTTTTTAAACCAGGAAAAGGAGGAGGTGTTTATCCTGATCATGAACTAATGAAAATACGGTATTTGCTTTCAAATCCAAAAGCAAGTATAGCAAAACCCAAAGAGTAAACTTTTGTTTTGTTTTGTTTTATTTTGTTTTGTTTTATTTTGTTTTGTTTTGTTTTGTTTTTTGTTTTTAAAATAATAATTGATATAATTTAATAGTTAATAATACTATTAAATTATAAATGAGTTATACTTTGCTAATTGTTGAATCTCCGGCAAAATGTGGCAAAATAGAAACATTCTTAGGTCCCGGATATAAAGTAATTGGATCTTATGGACACATAACACATCTCTCAAGTTTAGAACAAATAAATATTAAAGCTAATTACCAACCATCTTTTAATATAATCGAAAGCAAACAACAACAACTTACTAAAATTAAGAAGGCAATAAATGGAGCACGTGAAATTATATTGGCTACTGATGATGATCGCGAAGGAGAGGCAATAGCTTGGCATATTACACAAGTTTTTAATTTAGATGTGACAAAAACTAAACGCATAGTATTTCACGAAATTACTGTACAAGCCTTGAAAAATGCCTTGGCAAATCCTAGAATCATAAATTTAAATCTTGTTTATGCACAACACGGGCGCCAGATTTTAGATTTACTTGTTGGATTTACTATTAGCCCATTATTATGGAAGTTTATAGTAGCAAATAGTAAAAATGCACTAAGCGCCGGTCGCTGTCAAACGCCGGCACTACGATTGGTATATGACAATTATAAAGAAATTCAAGCATCTCCCGGAACACTAAGTTTTAACAGTGTTGGTTATTTTACAAGTAAAAACATTGAATTTGTATTAAACAAAAATCACAATAGCCACGAGTCAATAAACGACTTTTTAGAGTTAACTCTAAATCATGATCATATATTAACTAAGTCAAAAGAGAAAACACTAACACAAACTCCACCAGAACCGTTTAGCACTTCAACACTTCAACAAGCAGCAAGTAATAATTTGCACATTTCACCAAAAGAAACTATGAGCTGTGCACAAAAATTATATGAAGATGGATATATTACTTATATGAGAACAGACAGCAAATGCTATAGTGAAGATTTTATAGAACAATGTAAACTATTTATTGCTACAAAATATGGTGCTTATTATGTTGCTAATGCAGAAGACTTAACTAAGATTTGCCAAACAGAACTTGTTATAAATAGCGCACATGAAGCAATTCGCCCTACAAATATAACACTTGAAACACTTGATAATCCGGAATATAGCATAAAGCATATTAAGTTATATAAACTAATATATACAAACAGTTTGGAAAGTGTTATGTCTAATGCATGCTATAATCAAATTAATGTGACTATTAGTGCTCCACATGACTCGCATTATAAGTATAGTGCATTAGAAAATACTTTTTTAGGCTGGAAAATAGTAAATAAACCTAGTGATGATAAATATTATAACTATTTAAAAAATATTACAGAGGGTATTGCAAAGTATAATAAAATAATATGCAAAGAAACTTTGAAAGACTTAAAATCACATTATAGTGAGGCATATTTAGTTCAATTGTTAGAAAAAAAAGGAATAGGTCGTCCTTCAACATTTTCATCATTATTAGATAAAATTATAGAACGTAATTATGTGAAAAAAGAGCATATTCAGGGGAAAAAAATAACAACAACAGATTATACTTTAATTGATGATTCTATTACTAAAGAAACATGCACAAAAGAATTTGGTAATGAAAAAAACAAATTAGTCATTACGCAGCTTGGAATTATTACTGTTGAATTCTTAATAACACATTTTAATAAGCTTTTTGACTATGAATATACAAAATTAATGGAAGACGACCTAGATGTTGTTGCGTCGGGAAATAAAGCGTATTATGATGTATGTGGTGAATGCAATAATTTAATTGAAGCACAAATTTTATCAAGCAATTTAAATAATATTGACTCTTTAAAAAGTGATAGTAAAAAATTGCAAATAGCTCTAGATGATAAACACACATATATAATAGGGAAAAATGGACCAACGCTTAAATATACAAAAGAAGATGGATCATTGGGATTTTATGGAGTAAAAAAAAATATAGACATTGACTTATTAAAAGCAGGTCATTATACTTTAGAAGAAGTAATGGAGTCATCCCAAGAGACTATTAAATTATTGGGAGTTTATAATAATGAAAACGTTTACTTAAAATATGGCTCTTATGGTTATTATTTAGAGTGTGGAGAGTTGCGCAAATCTCTCACTAGTGTTAAAATAAATGTTCCATTTAAAGAGTTAACAATTGAAGATGCAATTACTATATTGGAAACATGCGACCCTGTTTCAAATAGTTTGCTACGCCATATTTCAAATAGCTTATCAATTAGAAAAGGAAAATATGGCGACTACATATTTTATAAAAGCGATAAAATGAAAAAACCAAAGTTTTTAAAATTAGAAGGCTTTAATACTAATAGTGATGCTAATTATTTAACTTGTAGTCTCGATACATTAAAATTATGGATTAAAGAAAAGTATGGTGTGTAATTACATGCATCACTATATTACATATATGATTGATTTATAAATGAAAAAAGTAATATAATGGCTAGTAAAAATAGTATAAATAATAGTTTGTTTTTTTTATAATAATATAAAAACTGTGGTTTCATTTATTATATATAAACTAACACTATATTTTATAGTTTTTTATATTATAGTTTTTTATATTATAGTTTTTTATATTATAGTTTTTTATATTATATTATAATATAAATGTTAAAAAAACTAGCGCTTATTGCTTCGTTAATGCTAATATTAGACTTAACATATTTATTTGTGTTTAAAGATTTTATGCTGCCTATATTCAAAAAAGTACAAAAAACAGATCTAAAAGTTAGATTTGCATCTGCATTTGCGTGTTATGTAATATTAGTTGGTGGACTTTATTATTTTATAATAAAAAAAAATGCACCAGTTAAAGATGCGTTTTTATTAGGTGTGCTAATAAACGGAGTTTATGAAACAACTAACTATGCTTTTTTTAACGAGTGGTCGCCATTATTAGTGCTATTAGACACATTATGGGGTGGTATTTTACTTAGCACAACCACATTTATATATTATAAATTTGCTTAATTAGTGCGCCGAAAACGATGTTGTGGTTGATTCCAATAATCAAACGCATTACTATAAAGAGCAACATAACTAGTATAGATAGCTTGCTGATTAGTTGCGTCATTGTTTACATTGTTTTCATTGTTTTCATTGTTTTCATTAGCAATAACATTAGCATTAGCATTAATAGTATCATTTATAGGATAAGGTTCGTTACTTATAAGAACACCACTAGTGTCATAAACTCTTCCATAATGTTGTGCTAAAATTCTAGTAATTTCGACTTCATTATTACTTTGAATAGTTGTTTGATTAATAGTTTCATAATTAGGACTAGATGTTTGGTTTGATGAATTAACTATATTATATAAGCGTTGTAGTCCATTTACCAACCTTAAATAAGTGTTCTCATCAATGTTATGAGAAATAGTATCTAAATCATCAATCATAGTATGCATTGTTGATAAAAATTCTTGATTTTGTTGTGCGCTAATAGTACTATGTACTGTCATTGATTTAGTATAAATATTAATGTTTTCATAAAAAAAATAGTTATCAATTTTTTTTAAGCATTTTTTATCAGTTAGTACAACAACCTTTTTATATTATAAAATTGCTAACTAGTTTATTTTACGCGTTCTAATATTTGCTCAATATTGGTATATCCAGACAAAGCTCATGTTCGCGTTATCCCTTCTCTGAGCGCCGCTTCTATCCAATGCATACTATGATTGTTTTGATTATTTGCATTATCACTATTTACAGGATAAGCATTTATAGGAATACCACTAATGTCATTAACTCGTTCATAATGTCTTATTAGCGCGCTATTAATATTTTGGGCTATATTATTTTCTTCATTATTTGTTTGAATATTTGTTCGATTAATAGTTTCATAATTAGGACTAGATGTTTGTGTTCCTGTATTGTGTATATTATATAAGCGTTGTAGTCCATTTACCAATCTTAAATAAATAACCTCATCAATGTTAGAAGAAATAGTATCTAAATCATCAATCATAGTATGCATTGTTGATAAAAATTCTTGACTTTGTTCTATGCTAGGTGTATGACCTGTCATTGATTTAATATAATGATTAATTTGATTAAAGTTTTCATAAAAAAAATTAGTTATCAATTTTTTTTAAGCATTTTTTATCAGTTTTATATTTAGTAAAATATATATTAGTTTTAAGAAGTAATATTTTATGCGTTTTTTTTCCTACTTCTCTAAAACTAAATTGTTTGTTTCTCTTTTATTACGCAGAAATTATAATTCTATTACTCGTGTATTGCCTACAAAATATAATTCTATTACTCGTGTATTGCCTACAAAATATTATTCTATTAAAACTATAAAACAATATTACTATAACAACAATATATATTATGACTTATATAATGATTTATGTAACTGCACAGACGAATGCAATTTTAACAATTTAAAATATACTAAATATAATAATCTTAGCGCAGAACACATATTTCCTCAATCATTTACAAAAAATTATAATAAGGCAAATAAAGACATGCACAATATAGTTTTAACAAATTATTATACAAACAATTTGCGTAGCAACAAGAAATTCTCTCATGTGGTCGATGGAACATCAACTCATAAATATTATATTCCATGTAATTATTCTCGTGGAATAATAGCCAGGTCACTTGCCTATATGAAATATAGTTATCCATTATTAAATCTCTCAAATGTTATAGAACATGATGTACTAATTTTATGGAATGAGTTATATCCACCAACAGAACTTGAAGTAAAAAAAAATAATATTATATTTAAGTATCAAGGCAATAAAAATATATTTATTGAAGATTATAAAATGTTGAGTCAATTTGTTAACAATGATTTTAATTTATAGTTATTATTTTTTATGTTTTTTATGTTTTTTATGTTTTTTATGTTTTTTATGTTTTTTATGTTTTTTATGTTTTTTATGTTTTTTATATTTTTTATATTTTTTGTATAAAAAACATAATAATAGTTATAGTAATTATTCAAATTAATTATTCTAATTCAGCGGTTGACAAATCAACTCGGCCACTTGGTTTTGGGGTTAATACAACAATTTCATTACTATCATTATTATCATTAATATCGTTAATGTTGAACTCTATTGGAATTAATTTATCACCTTTAACTCTACTAAGAGCTGATGAACTTTCAATCAATTTTGTATAAGTATTATACGACTTTTCAAGGAAGTCTTTTGCAGGTACAGGTCTATTTTCGCGGTTTAATGATAATGTTTTAAATATATCAACAGAGAGAAGATAATAATCACGTTGACTTATCATATCATTTTCAAGTCGCTTTTGTATTCCAAAATATAACTCGATTGAACCAATTATACCACAAGTTAAGGCTATTAAAGAGGTTGATAAACTAATTGTTCCTTGATCAGCATAAGGTTGCAGACCAACTGCTATTATGCTGTTTGCTCCATTTAATATAATAACTGGCAATCTGTAATACTTTAATGTAGACTTTAATTCAAAATAGCGTTGTTTGTGTAGTTTGTTTAATATAACGCAATTTATTCTAATATTATTTAGCACGGCATCAATATCATCTGTCCATGTATTAGTATTCATTATTGACGTATTATAATATGTTAATATATTATAAATTTAAAAATGGTTTATTTTTAAAATTGAAATTACTAATTATTAATACTTAATTACAATTTATTTATTTATTTATAAAATAGTAACACACTATGAAGGACATTAATACTCCATTTATTGGTATTATTTATGGACCCATGTTTTCTGGAAAAACTACTAAATTAGTTGAACTTTATAACTTATATGTTAAAAGTTACGGAAAAGACAAATGTATTGCAATTAATTATGAGCTTGATAATCGTTATGGTGAAAACCTTATAGTTAGCCATAATAAACAGTCTATTGAATGTTATTGTGTAAAAAGTATGGAAGAATTTATTACTGGCGAAACATATAATATTATTGCAAACGCACAATACATTTTTATAAATGAAGCACAATTTTTTGAGTCTATTGATAAATGGGTATTGTTTTTACATATTAATTTAAAGAAAACTGTTATTTTATGTGGTCTTGATTTAGACTATAAGAGAGATAGCTTTGGAACAATGATGAATTTACTTCCTTATGCTTCTAAAGTATATCCACTTTCAGGTATGTGTAATAATAGTGTAAATGGCTTATGTAATGGATTATGTAATGGACTATCGCGCTATAGTCATCGTATTATAAATAATGACACACAAATACTAATTGGTATACATGAATATATACCTTTATGTGAAGAATGTTTTAATGAATTAGCGCATTAGCGCTTTAACGCCTTAATGCCTTAATGCCTTAATGCATTAGCGTAAAAGATGATCAAAATCTTTGTTTAATTGATTAATGCATAAACTTAATGATATATTAGCATTTTGCAAATTTACAAGCATATTATTATGATATCTAATCTTTATTTTTAATTTTGCTATTTTTTCAATTGGGGGTTTAAAATGACTTATAGTAGACGAAATCTCATGATCTAATAAAGCAGTATTAGTACCACTATTTGCATGAATTGGAATTTTAGCAAATGCAGAATTTACAATTCCACAATTAGAATTATTATAATTGTAAGATAAATAAGGTTTTAAGCTATCAGATTTATTATATTTTTCCAATTCAATATATATATTTTCATTGGCATCTAAAGTGTGTGGATAAGGAGAACTAATGACACTAGCACTACTAGTATCTATCCATAAACTACTAGTATAGTCAAATGTTAGATTATTTGAACCATCAATAGATCTTGAAGTATGTGTTTTTTTATCAAAACCCAATATATACCCTAAACCCCAATTACTATGTTGCGAAAACACATTTATATTTGTTACACATGAAGAAGAATAATCCAATTGTTTATCAAAATTTAGTTGAAAAGAACCACCACTAATAATAGCATTATTTTTACGACCAAAATAAAATTTCTGACTCACTTTATTATATTCAATAACCATAACCATATTTCCAGTTAACTCACATTTACTATTTATTTTATTTTGTAAAGAACTTCTTAAAGTTTCAACATCATAATAACCATCTTCTAATGTTATTATGCGTTCTTCTAATCCAGATATAGTTATTACTAATTTATTATTTTGTAAATAATTACTAATATTATATATAGAATTTGGTAAGACAATATTTAATAAACTTAATGATTGAACATTATTATACACTTGAGGGCAGGTTATTTCAAATTCAGATGAATTAGGCCATTTTGTTATATCGCGATCATTACTATCAATATATAATATTTTACTATCTATTGATTCTTTCATTATTATATATATTATAATGATTTTTTATAATGATTTTTTATACTAATATAAAATATATATAAAATATATATTTTATATATATGTCGTCTAGTGCCAAAGATGATTTAAATATATTTGGAATAGGAATAAGTAGTAATAATAACTTGGATTTATTAAACTTAATAGTATTAGCCTGTGCTGGAATAATTATTAAGCTATTTTTTAAAGAAAATTATACAAAATTGGGAAATATTGGTCCTGCAACAACGACAATATGGGGTTACGGTTTAACAGGACTAGCATTAACAATAATGATTTTTGTAGCAATATCATATACAAATGTTAAACGTGACCAAGGCAATAATGAACTTTTTGGAACTGATGTAGCTTTTTATGCCAGTTTAGGAATGGTTGCACCTATAGTATTAACTTTATTGGTAATAGTATATATTATTTATTTAAATATTATATTCTTTATTAGAATAAATTCTAATAAAGTTACACCAGATTATCATACATATTCATTTATGTCATCTGCTCTATTATTATTACAAGTAGTTTTAATTAGTACTTTTTTATTACGAACATTAAATAAGAGCGATGCAAAAGAAGATTTATCACTCGAATTAACTAAATTATTAACATATATATTGTCAGTTGTAAATTTTATTTTTATACTTATGATACATATTACTTTAGTGTTTTTTTCGACAGATGAAAGAGGAGTTGTTGAACCTATTAACTAAAGTGTAAATACTTATTTACAATTATAAATTTAAAGGTTAACCCAATTGATTCTTTAGACTCCCATAATCCAGATATTTTTAAAATAAACAGCTTATTTTTAATAGTCATAATATTTACATTATTATCTAACATTTCATTATATTCATTAAATACAAATCTAAACGTTTTATTGTCATATATTTCTTTGAACTTATATACTTTTGTTTTATGTGAATTTAGTAATTTTAATAAATATTCTTCAAGTGCTATTAATTTATTAAATACATCAAAATTATTATTATTTTTGCTAAAAGTAATATTATCATTTTCTAATACAAAATTAGTTAATTCAAATATTGTAAATATACTAGTTAATACCAATATGTCAGTTGAATATAATATTTTATAAAAATAATTGTATTGAACAACACTATTTTTTACGGGTTCATTTAAAATTATGAACTCATAATTTATAGATTCTAATGGTTCACAAATCATTAATGCAGCCTACTAATAAATTAATAGTATTAGTTTTAATTTATTTATATATTATATATTAAAACTATTTGTACACTATTTTTACACTATTTTTACACTATTTTTACACTATTATTAAATAGTAAGTTATTAATATTTAAATTAATTTTACTAATGTAATGTAATCATAAGGTTAAGTATGGCATCATTAAAAAAAAGTTTTTGTGAAATTATAAATGATAATAGTCAATATTGTTTTAATAAAGAATTATTAGCTATAATTAATAATGCTAATGCTAATCTTGATGCTAATGCTAATCTTGATGCTAATGCTAATCTTGATGCTAATGCTAATCTTGATGCTAATGCTAATGCTAACGTTAATCCTAATGTTAATATTATAAATAATGATAAATTTACAAATTATATTTTTTACGGTCCACCATGTTCTTATAAATATAAAAGTGTATTAAAACTTTTACAATATTTTAGTCCTAGTGGTTTAAAATATGAGAAAAAGCTATATATAAGTGTAAGCAAAACCGAATTTTATATTAAGATTAGTGATATTCATTATGAAATAGATATAGAAAATTTTATTTATAACAGTAAAAGTTTATGGAATGATATATATAATATTGTATATAATTCTGTTGCTTCTTCTGATTTTAAAAGAGGCTATATTGTTTTGCGCAATTTTGATAAAATCAACTGTGACTTATTAGATTTGTTATATCATTATATGCAAAAAGAATTATTTTCTTCAATACTTATTCGATTTATCATAATAACAGAATGTATTAGTTTTATACCTGAAAAAATTATTAATATATCAAAAATTCTTTACTTTTCAAAGTTAACAAAAAAAAATATATATGCTATATCAAATAAAAGCAATAAACAATTTTTAAAACATAATTGCATTGAAGAAAAAGCACATAATCCAAATTCTAATATATTGGAATCTATTATATACAAAGTGAATAACCCTAACATATATAGTGTTTTAGATATTTCTAAAAATATTAGTTATATAGAACACCATAAATCTATATGTGAAACTTTTATTGCTATGTTAATAGCCAATAATTACAATATTAAAAATATACGAACGCTATTATATGATATATTAATTTACAATTTAAATATTCAAGAATGTTTCTTTTATATAATACAAAATTTAATATTGCGAAAAATTATTAAAAGTAGTTCAATAAACGACTTAATAGTGCATAGTTTAATATTTTTTAAAAATTATAATAATAATTATAGACCCATCTTTCATTTAGAAAGTTTTACATTATATTTAATAGAGCTAATAAATGAAAATAAGTGATGCTATTAATATTTTAAATATTAAAAATTACGATATTACTAATATTCAACATATTAGTTATAATGAACTTAAAAAACATTATCATATACAATCATTAATTTATCATCCTGATAAAAATACTAATAATCATAATGCAACATTGCTATTTCAAAATATTAATTGTGCATTTGTTACTTTAAGAGACTTCATTAAAAACAATGATTTAAATGCTAATGAACCTTTAAATGCTAATGAACCTTTAAATGCTAATGAACCTTTAAATGCTAATGAACCTTTAAATGAAGATGACTCATATAATAATTTGGTAATAAATTTTATTAATTATATTGTAAACTATTATGGTAACACTAATGTTTTAAATAGTAATAGTTTGGATGATCTAAAAATAGAAGCAAACAAACAATTATATAAGTTTTTAGAAACATTATTTTCTAATTTCTCATTAATAATATTAGAAGATATTTATTTAGTATTGTTAAAATTCAATAATAATAATATAAATACACCAATAACACATACTAATTATTTATTAACAAATAATATTGTTAATATTATAAAAAAAATTAGCATTGGTATTTTAGAAAAAAATGATATATATATTATTAGTCCTACTATTTCAAATTTGCTAAATAGCGATATTTATAGATTAACTATAGCAAATGATATTGTATATGTTCCATTATGGCATCGTGAATTAGCATTCGAAAATGCTATTATTAAAATATATCCTATTTTAGATAATAATATAACAATAGACAGTAATAATAATATCCACTACACTTATAACAATAAATTTAGCACATTATTAGAAAATATTACTAATAATGTTAATACTATTAGTGTTGTTATAAATAATAGTAACTTTACTATAAATATTAGTATGTTAAAAATGTGTAAATACCAAACTTATATAATTGAAAATGAAGGAATTCCTAACATTAACATTAACAATATACTAGACAATAGTATAAAAGGCACAATTACTTTTCATATACATTTGGAGTAAAGTTTATAATTTTTTTATGAAAAAAAAATTATATATATGCTATTTTTAGTTTAGTTTATAATTTATTTTTTAACAATTTATTTCTTAACAATCCGCTTCTTTTTTGGTGCATCTTCAACTGGAACTTGCTTTACATTGTCATCATTATCATTTACTTCTTTTACTTCTTTTTCTTCTTTTACTTCTTTTACTTCTTTTACTTCTTGTTGTACAACAATTTCTTCATCGTCGCTGTCTTGAACTTGCGTAACATTTGAAACTGTTTTATTAATTACTTCGTTATCCTCATCATCATCGTCTGCTTCAACTGCAGTTGTTAGTTTTTCCTTATCTTTGTCAGATAAGATAATATGGCATTTTCCACTAAGCGTTGTTTTAGGCTTAACAATAGCTTGAATTAATTTCCAAGTTACTCCAAATTTACCATTGGCAACCCAAATACCACCACATTGAATAAGTGTTTTTACATTTGAACCTTTGCTAATAAAATCTGTAATAGGGATATTATCATCATTAGGAAATACTAATGTACGCGATTCATTATATAGTTCTACTTTTTGAAAATGGTCATCCCAATATTGAATTTTTACTTTTAAAGTTGGTGCACGCGAATAATCAAATTCGTCTGTCGCCTTGTCCTTTGGATACTTTAACATTGGGCTCCATAATGCATCTACCGCATCAGAACTCATTTTTGGTTTGTTTAGCCATTCTTTGCAATTTGTAATAGCATCATTCTTAATGCGTGTTTCTAGTTCTTGCATATTCTTTAAAAATGCCATACAATCAGTATTGTTATATTCTTCATTTGGAAATTGAAGTGCTAAATCATATGTTTTCTTTCCAGATTTGTCATCTGCCCACTCATTTACACCCCAAGTAAGCATAAGTGGTGTACTAATATGAAGTGATTTCATATCATTCTTATTAAGAATGCCAATTGCTTTACCATTGTTAGCATTCAACTTTGGCTTGGTATAGACAAAATCAGTAGAAACATTGAACGCAGCACCAGATACAATAGACGCCATAGTTAATAATAGAATACTACTAATATTATTGTTATTTTCTTAAATCAATTTTATTTTTTATTTATTTTTTTATTTATTTTTATTTATTTTTATTTATTTTTATTTATTTTTATTTATTTTTTATTATTACTATTATATAATGAATTTATTTTCAATAGACGAGCTTAAAGGTGATGATGTAAATAGATCTTATTATTATCCAGCACAATCTATAGAAGACTATACTTATAAGAATGAACCATTATCAAGTTTAAATATTAACTCAATATATGATGCTATAACTGATTTATATGATAATTATAAAATAAATAGTTTCAAAAGAAAAAGTTTTTCTACAAATAACAATATACCAATACAGAATATAGATATACCAATTATTTATAATTATTTGGAAGCACAAGCGAAAATTAAAGAAATTAATAAGGTACCACCTAGCCATGAAGAACAAATAGCACGCGCTAAACAACAAATAGCACGCGCTAGACGCTCAACTACTCCTGTAAAAACAAGAGAAGCAGGTTACTATAAGAGAAAATATAGAAATAGTAGAAATAGTAGAAATAGTAGAAATAGTAGAAATAGTAGAAATAGTAGAAATATTAGAAATAGTAGAAATAGTAGAAATAGTAGAAAAAATATACGTCGTCGTCATACCTTAAAACAACCTAAACGCAAACCACATAGAAAAACGCGGAATTATTATAATGTATGACAACATATTGGAGGTGCCTCCGATGAGCTATCTGATGAAGCTATAATTGCGATGGGAGTAGTAGCTATTATTATAATTTATTCATATGTATGTTACGATTTGGGAGCAGTAGGTATAATGCGGAGACGTCTACAACGATTTAACCCAATACGTATGCGAAGAGATAGGCAATTTAGGCAAAATGCGCAACAAGAACTAGAGGCTCAACAGCGTGATATATATAATGGTGATGAATGTGAAATATGTTTAGAACCAATGACTACAGATACTATAAATGCAACGATACAATGCTTACATGTATTTCACAGAGAGTGTATTATGCACTGGATTATAAGATCTAAAACATGTCCTGTATGTAGAGGAGAAGTAAATAACGATACTATTACAAATGTTATTCTGCCATCGCGACCTATTACCCCCGCACCTATGTTAGAGCAACCGACGATCCCAGCACCTGTGTTAGAGCAACCTATTATCCCTGCACCTGTATCATCGCCACCCACGACCCCTATACCTGTGTCCTCGCGATCTACGCATAATCAAGCATCTGCTGATCGTGACATAGAACTAGGTACAAATACAGGTTCTACTTCTACTCCTTATACACCTACCACTGGTCTTTCTGATTCTGCTAGTCCTAATGTATTAGAAAGCGTTTTTAGGTTTTTTCAACGCGGCGGCACTGTCTCTGTATTAGATACAATAGCTAATTATGCTAATCTCGTTACCCCTACTAATTTTAAACAAAAGATAGCCGAGTATTTTAATTTTTTAAATCTTACAGATCAAGAATATAATACTATTCTCGAGTTATTTAAACAAATAAACACAGACGATGGCTTAAAAGCATTTATTACGCTATTAGGTACAAAATTAGGTTTTGATTGTAATGAAAGTGTGAATCCAACTACACATGAGTATGATAGAATACTTGTTAAAGTATTTGGCTTAAAAGCAGAAAGAATAATAATAAATAAAGTGCAAAACTGTAGTTCAGGAGCCAAATTAAAGTTAAAAAAAAACCAACCTACATATGCTAACCATATTATAAATATATTAAGTATAACTTTAATTAATTATATGAATGACCCCGATCTAAAACAGAATAAAGAAGACTTACGAAATAATTTAAAAATGGCCATTGATAGACTTAAGGCATAGAAATAAGAACTCTCATAATAACTTTCACAACTTTTGAAAAGTATTATCCCATATACTTTTGAAAATTAAAATGAGTTATTTTTATTTATTTTTATTTATTTTTATTTATTTATTTTATAATTATCACTAATATATTATTATATTATATAATAATGGTTTTCAAAAGTCGTAAACAAAAAAAACAAAGAAAAAATAAAACCAAACACTTTAAAAATAAACATCGTCATTACACATTAAAGCAACCTAAACGCAAATCATATAGAAAGACTAGGCATTATTATGTCAGACAACATATTGGAGGCACCCTACCATATGCTGTATATGCGATGGCAGCTATTGCTATTCTTATAGTTTATTCATATGCTTGTTATAATATGGGACTAGTAGGTAAACAACGGATGCGTGTGCTAATAGTACCAACACCTGTGCAAATAGAAACTACACAAAAAGAATCAACATTTAGTAGTGAAACGTGTCGAATATGTTTAGAAAAATTTTCTGTAGTTGATAATGGAAATCCTGTAAAGATCCTATCATGTCCGCATCTATTTCATAGAGACTGTCTTACACAGTGGTTAGTGTCATCTCGAACATGTCCTATTTGTAGAGCAGTAGTATTTCCGAGTGAGCTTATAGATATTACTCTGCCAGCGCCACCTACTACCCCCCGGGTTGTGCACTCGCAACCAAGACAGAATGGCGGCATAGAACAAGCTGCATCATCTGGATCTGCGAATAGTCCTTCAGCATCTGCGAATAGTCCTTCAGCATCTGCGAATAGTCCTTCAGCATCTGCTAATAGTTCATCAACTTCTAATTCTACTACTTTATTATCAGATCTTTTTGGATTTTTTGGACAACAACCGCAACAAGGCGGTGCTGGTGATGTATTAAATACAATAGCTAATTCTGCTAATAGTGTTGACTCCAATCAGTTACAAATAGCTTTAGCCAAACATTTTAAATTTTTAGAACTTACAAATACAGATTATACTAATATTCTTGAGTCATTGAAAACTATAAACACGAAGCCTGGCTTAATAGCACTTATTGAGCTATTAGCTACAAAATTAGGTTTTGAATGTAGTAAAAGCAATGAATCAACTACATCTGCGTCTGATAGAGTACTTGTTGAAGTATTTGGTACAGAAGCAGAAGAAATAATAAGAACTAAAGTGCAAAGCTGTAACCCCGAATCTAGATCAAAGTTAATAATAAACAACAATCAAGCTACAAACGTTTACCATATTATAAATATATTATGTCTAACTTTAATTAATTATATTACTAAGCCTGATCTAGAAGCAAATAAAGATGACTTGCAAGCTAATTTAGCTAGAGCAGGAACACGAGTGAAGATACTAACGGCACCTAAATAGAATTAGCCTTTACAACGTTTTAAAAGTATTATCCCATATACTTTCTGACAAATTAAACTGAGTTAGTTATTTTTATTTATTTTTTTTATTTATTTTTATTTCTAATATATGGTTGAATGTCATGGCTTTCACTCATTTCAATAATTTGAAAGGGATTGTTAACCTCTTTAGCGTCTTTATATTTTATTTTAGCATTTGGCAATTTTCGGTTTTTTGCAAGTTCTAACGCTTTTTTGAGAGAATTATCAATAATTAGCGATTTTGTTACTGCATCATAAATAACATGACTATGTTTCATTCTAGCAATTAGAAGAAAATCTGAGCTATTAAGCAAATTATATTTAAAAAGACTATTCATACAGAGGCCAAACATTTACTACTAATTAATATTAGGACTAACATTTTAAATAATTATTACATTAGTTAATTAAATTTTAACTATCAAATATTATGTAATATTATGTAATATTATATAATGGTGGTTTTTAAAACTCGTAAATTAAAAAAACTAAATTATTCTAAATTGGTATTACCTGAATAATTCATTAGAAAATAATATTATACTATTATATATGGCTATTACAGCAAAACCAGCTGAACAAGACATAGATAAGGCGTGTAGTCATAAATGTAGTGTAACATGGCACAATACAACTACCAATAAAAAAGGCCGTTGTAATAAACTAAATTATGAAAAATGTTATACAAATGACAATAGAGATGAACCAATTTATGAATATATTAATTGGAAAAAGCTTAAAACTCAATTAAAAACATTTCTAGACAACTGGTTAGTTACTCCAGAAACAAATACGCTTCTTACTGATTTATTTAGTTTATTAGTAGCTAATAACACAGATATACCAAAAACCCCAACATATAGAATAAGTGATTTAGTTAAAGATGGTCAGTGTAATGATTTTAATTTTAAAATTGAAGCCAAAATAACAGATGATACAGCCTTGAGACTATTTCATATAGCATTTCACTCAAAAGAACCAAAATATCGACCTGTGAATCACACTATGTTTTCCTGCGGTTACTATGACAACCCTGAAAGTAAAACAGGAAAGGGTACCTTTCATTATAAAATTGACAGTGGTGCACAACAAATTGCATTAGGAACAGAGTATAAAAACCTATTAAAAGATATAGAATTTAAAAAACAAGAACATCAACCATATAAAAGAATTACATTTTATATACCTAAGGTTGTACCTAAGTCGTATGACCCTCAATTATGGACTAGAAATAATGATAAAGATTTTGAAAATAAAGACTATATGATAACAGAACCAGCAAAACGAGACTCTATTATTAAAAAACATAAAGAAATATATGCTCATTTTATTACTTCTTGGAATGCAGATAGCGCGTTTAGAAAAAGTATATTATGTAAACCCCCAGCAAAAAAAGGTGGTAAACAAATTCGCATACAACAAAGATATATAACTAGAAAAATAAGTAAAAAAATAGGTAAAAAAAAATATATAAAAAAAAAATACACTAAACGCAAATAAAGCGTCTAGGGGGGGGGGCAATTTA